AATAATCCGTATCAAAATAATTCTCGTAAATATCATGTACAATATTAGAAATTCCCATCCCACGATATGATTTACTTATTGTTTGAGAAAGCATAGACATACCTGGTGCTGATATGGCATGCAACATATAAACTTGTTGTCGTTCTTTTACCAGATATCGTTTCTTGATCGAAACGACTTGCATATCACCAGCATTAAGTTCACTGCCCACATCCATAGATTTAGTACGAAATTTAAAACGCAGATGCTCCTGACCAACAATAGGTGTATTTACTGGAAAATTAAGAGAATCATTTATCAGTACATCAGCTGACAAAAAATTACCAAACATATCTTCATAAATACTAACATTAATTATATGAGGAGTTATATCTCCCCCCATTGTTCCACCCCACATCTCAAACCATACTATATCAAGTTCTGATCCTGAAAGTTGTTTTTCGGCCATTTATTTAACCAAATCTCTAAGTTCATTTATAATCATTGGTGTGTATTCAGGTCGAATAACACTCAATTGTCGTTTTGTATCATTCAATTGTTCTTCATATAAAAAATTATTAATAGCTGTTGCACCAGAAACATCAGAATCTACTACATATCCATCAACATCCTCGTAATGATGTGTAGAATATACCTCAGATGAACCATATTTCTTTGTAACAAAACTAGACAAGTCATAATACTTCAATGGCCAGTCATAATATGGATTCGTTGCTTGTTGACCATATAGAATAATCCAATGCAATTCAGAATCACCATAAAAAGTATAAGCTAACATTTCTGGTGATTCACCATCAACAATAGAATGTTCTGCAAAGAAAACAGTATTATCAAGTAATGATAAACGCATCCGAACTCGCCTAAGAATATTAGTAATTAAATCATGTTGTTTATTATTGAGTACACCTCGAACATCATATGCTATTTTTGGAAAATATTTAAAATATGCCATGTTAGTATCCCTCCTCTACACCACCACCCTTTTCAGGATCAGACACAGTTTGAACAATCTTTTTGGTTTCATTAAATGCAAGAGTAAGAGTAATACTCATTGGTCTACCATCTCTCATAGCTACCCAAAACCCCTCTGGTGTATAATTTGTTCCTACACTTGTACATACACAATTATGAATCTTTGGCAGAGCTTTATTATCTACCCATCTTCCATTTTGCATTGTAGCAAAGTTTATTCTAAATTCATTAGGAAAGGTAAATAAACCATCACCAGCTATTCCACCTACATAACCAGGTCGTGAATGGAATCTAAACATTTTAATAATTTTAAGTACTTCTAATCCTTCTTTTTCAGAATTTGGTGTAAATACAAATTCAAAAGAAAAATTTCTAAATGGAATACCATTAAACATTTGTTCTTCATATGGATTTGTAGCAAATCTTCCAGCAGCCCTTAAACCTTTACCCATTTCGGTACCCAGAATATAACCTCCAACACCACCCATCAGTCCACCCATACCAGCACCAGCAGCAGTTGCAGCTAATTTTGCCAAACCTGCAACAGCACCACCTGAAAAATCTTTTACCATTTGATCTATAGGAGTCTTTCCACTAATTGCATCTTTAACCAAATTACCCATAGCACCTAATTCTTCCGTACCCCAACTTGCTCCTTCAGAATATGATATTGCAGGTGGCATATATAAAAAACAATGTTCAAGATCCTTTGGTGTAGCCGATGCTAACTTTGATTGTGTTTTCAAAAAACCTATAAAACCACTTCCAGCACGACTCATCATTGATTTTTCTTCTCGTAATGCCTGAATGTCTGATGTTCTTCCATCAGTTTCAAAAAATTTTTGTCTTGCATCAAATTCTTCTTGTTGTTGTTTAGATGGTTCATTACCCAATCCTTCTAACCATGCTTTACGTTCCCCTTTGACAAATTGGACATCTTGTTGTCTTTGTGTTTCTGCACTAGCCTTTTCATAATTATCACCTTCAAGAGAAATACCACCTTGTTTAACTGCTGTGAAACGAATACATTCTTGTACTGTACCTTCAGCAGAACTATCCAGATTAAGAGGATACGAATGAATGTTGCCTCCACCTGTTGCAGACTTTTTTGATCTTTCTGCCATAGCCTGTAAAACAGCTGTTGGTCCTCCACCACTACTCTCAGAATCAGCATAGTCATATGACCCTGTTGAACCATTACCAATATCGTCTATTCCAGCCATTACCTACTCTCCTGTTATAAATACTTGATATACTATATTTATACAATTCATATGAAATACAGTCGTGCTTCGATAGGAAAATATAAGGTACTACATAAGGAAAAATATGTTGCAGACCTTCAGGAAGTTGTCTATAGATCCTCATGGGAACGAAAATATATGGGGTATTTGGATCGTAATCCTGCTGTACTAGAATGGGGATCAGAAAATATTATAATACCCTATTATAATCCTGTAGAGAAGAAAACGAGGAGATATTTTGTTGATTTTTATGCCAAAGTTAAAGATAAGCAAGGCAGAATCAAGCAATATATTATTGAGGTGAAACCATCTGTCCAATGTAGACCACCTACACGAAAGAAAAGAATCACCAGCAAGTATAAAAATGAACTACGAGCATATATCCGCAATCAAAGCAAATGGAAAGCTGCACGAAAATGGGCTGACAACAGGGGTTGGGAATTTGTAGTTTTAACTGAAAAACACCTAGATGTTTGAAGAAAATGTATAAATATATAAAAGAAATAACTTTTAAAGGATAACACAATGCCATTAAGTCTAGGAACATCACTCGGAAATGCAAGATTAGGAATTAGCACCAAATGGCCTAAAGGTATATCTTTAGGTGCTAACATTCCTCTTGGTGTTGACCCTGTTAAAGCAAATCAAGCTCTTAAACTTCGATCAAACCATGATATGCCTGATCGCAAACAACAGAAATCTGTTGGTAGTGGTATCAATCGAATGGTGGCACAAGTAAAAAGATCAAATTTATTTTCACGGCCTTGTTTCTATAGGGTTGCAATCTTCCCACCACCAGGCCTCGCAGGACAATGGGAGTCACTAAGAGATATTACTTTGAATTGTGAAACTGTTTCATTTCCCGGATTGAATTTAGCAACAAAACCACATAAAATAGGTGGAGGACGGTCAGGTTTTGAATATGCATACGAAAGACAACTGGCACCTGTCAATATGTCTTTTTATGTAAGTGATGATATGCAAGAATTTCAATTCTTTCAAAGATGGATAGAATATATCATGCCCGCTGATGGAAGATTCAATTATCCAACAGGGGACGGGGGATATACTGGAGGAATTGAAATCTTTCAATGTTCTAATCGAATCGAAACAGATGTAGAAGATTTACCTGTAGTAATGAGTTGTAAATTAACAGGTGCCTATCCAAAAACAGTAGGTGATTTAGCTCTAGGTCATGGAATAAAAGATGCAATCCATAAAGTTCCTATAACAATCGTATATAATGATATTCAATTTATTAATCATGGGTATAGTAATCCCGGTGGAGTAAATCAAACAATTCAACAAGCTCAAGAGCATGCAAGAAACGCATGGCAATCTAATTCAGGAGTAGGTACAATGCTCCAAGATAAGTTTGCAGCTCTTGGAAATCCTAAATTAGGAACTCTGTTAAAAAAGAAATCATCTTTCTTACCTGCATCAATGGATGCTATTCGTGGAGGTGGCAGTTCAGCAAGTAGTGCAGGAAATGCAGGAAATGCAGGAGGTATATCAACAAATGATCTAGGAGCAGGATCTAAGTATGTCTAAATTATTAATATTATATTTCATAAGGAGTGAAATGAAATGCCATTACCAAAAATTGAAGTACCAAAATATGAATTAACTATACCATCATCCGGAAAAAATGTTAAGTATAGACCGTTTTTAGTAAGAGAAGAAAAAATACTTCTCTTAGCTATGGAAGCAGATGATGATTCACAAATGATGGGTGCAATTAAAGATATTATAAAAGCATGTGTATATGAGGATCTTAATGTAGTAGATGATATGCCCATATTTGATATTGAATACATTTTTTTACAATTAAGAGCAAAATCAAAAGGTGAAACAGTTGATTTAAATTTTGAATGTGGTAAATGCAAAACACCAATTCCAATTACAATAGATTTATCATCTATTAATGTAACAATACCTGAAGAAAATAATCCTAAGATTCAATTAACAGATGATGTTGGTGTTATGATGAAATATCCTTCATTATCAATTCAACAGATTATTGAGGCAGAAGGAAACGAAATAGAGAATATATTTGCCACCATAGAAGCTTGTATTGATTCTATATGGGATAAAGAAAATGTTTATGCAGCAAAAGATCATACTAAAGAAGAACTAAAAGATTTTATTGAATCATTACCCGAACATTCTTTTGAAAAAATGCAACAATTTTTTTCTACTTTACCAACTCTTAAACATGAAATAAAACTTGCTTGTACTGCTGGTAAAGGTAAAAAGAAATGTGATTGGAAGGAAAGTAAGACCTTGGAGGGTCTTGGGTCTTTTTTCGCATGAGCCTTGGTCACGAATCGATAAGTAATTATTATCAAACAAACTTTAATTTGATGCAACATCATAAATACTCGTTGACTGAGGTGGAAAACTTAATTCCATGGGAAAAGGAAATATATATTATGTTACTAATGAAATATATAGAGGAAGAAAATGCAAGACGTAAAGAACAACAACAACAAAGGTAACTAACAATGGCAAAAGGAAAACTTCCAAATATATGGAGTAGTGCGAGCACTCATGCACAACCACCCCCCTCTGTTGCAGATGCCCCTGCAAGTGTGACAAAGCCATCAGCCAAAGAATCAAGGATGTCAGAAAAGAATGCTTTAGCAGATATGGGTACGGAAAAGGCTATAATGGAACTAACAAAAGTGATGATGACCAAAGATAAAAATATGATGAAATCCATTAATAAGGATATGGGTGGAGATGGTAAAAAGGAAAATGTTTTTATCATAGATGCACAAAAGAAATATTTCAAAGAATTAGCAGAAATTGAAATAAAAGCAGCTGCCGGACGAAAAAAAGGATGGGAAGAAGGTCGCGACAAAATTAGAGAAGAAGAACTTAAAGCGATAAGAATAAAATCAGGGATGTCAAAAGAAGGTGCTGCTTTTGCCGCGAAGAAAGACCTAGCAAATGAAAAGTCTGAGAAGAAAAAAGCTACAGGACTGAGCAAAATGTTTCATGGGATGAAAGATGCCTTCAAAAAATCCCCTGAGGAACTAAAAGAAGAAAAGGGTCGAATGGCAAGAATGTTCGGCGGCATCAAAGGTTTATTTGGTAAAGAAAAAAGTGATGCAGATAAAGGTGGTGGGTTACTAGGTGGTCTTAAAAAAATGATGAGTGGATATAGTAAACTTATCATGGGATTACTTGGTGCAGGACTATTAGCAGCACTATCCACATTAAACATGAAACAATTAAAAAAGGTTTGGGAAGGAATTAAAGGTGCATTCGTTGCTGTATATGAATTTCTTAAACCAATCGTTGTAACCATTTGGGACTGGGCAAAAAGTGACCTTCTTCCCGGATTAGTTACTTTCTTTACAGATCAAATCGAAAGTATTACTAAAATGTTCTCTAGCCTAAAGGAAAGATTTGAAGGTTGGGGTGAAATGTCTTTCGGTGAAAGAGTTATGTCAGTACTAGGTGCTATAGGTGACATAGGAATATACATATGGGATACTTTCAAAAACTTAATGAAACTTGTTGGAGGTCTATTAGGTATTGATGGTACATTTTTTAAAGACACATGGGCAGCTATAAAAGCACTCCCGGATACAATAATGGAAAAATTCAGCAAACTGGGAGATGCTGTTAGTAATAAATGGAATCAATGGTTCCCAGATGGTGTTGGAGGAATGTTAGTAGATAAAGTATTTACACCACTTAAAGAATGGTTCAATAATACATTTTCATTTGGTTCATGGAAAGAAACACTGCAAAGTTTTGTTACTCTGTACTTTTTACCCGCACAAATAATAAAAGATGTATTAATAAACCCAGCTGCAGAATGGTTAGGTAAAAAGTTTGGATTTGATTCAAGTAAATTTACAGACTTTAGCATAGGTGAACTATTTGGTAAAGCAATGGATGAAATAGTAGCATGGTTTGACAAACTATTTAACATTGATATTAAAGCCATCTTTGGAAGTATTCTTGGAAAAGCAGGAGAGATAGGTGCTAAAGTATGGGGTTTCTTTAAAGGTGATAAAAAAGAAGAACCAGTAACAAAAACACCAGTACCAAAAACACCTGCTGAAATAACAAGAGAAGCAGAAGAAGAAAAAGAAACAGGTAAGCAAAGTAAAACTGACTACTTTCGACAGTTCGGTGAAGGTTCTAGGATGAAAGGTGTTAAAGCACTCGGTGGTAAAGATGCAGCCAATGAAATGTGGCAAAAATATAAAACAGGTAGAGCAGGACCAAAAGCATTAGATAGAGCTACTGCTTCTAAAAGTGAACTAGAACAGATTCAGAAAGACGAAGGATTTGAGTCAGGTGTATATAAAGATACAATGGGAATCAAGACTATTGGTTATGGTTTTAATCTGGAAAGAGCAGGAGCACAAGAAGCACTAGACGCAGCAGGTATTAAAAAATCTCTTGCAGATTTAAGTAGTGGTGACGTAACCATGACTGAAGAAGAAGCATCCAGATTAATGTTGGGTGAGATGCCTCACTTTAAAAAGGTTGCAGAAAGATTTGTTGGTAAAGAAACGTGGAAGAATCTCTCAGGTAACAGACAAGGGATCATCACCAACATGGCATACAACATGGGTGAAGGAACTTTAAACAAATTTAAAAAACTGAAAGCAGCTATTAGAAGTGGTGATTGGCAAGAAGCACAAGTACAAATGAAAGATTCTTCTTGGTCTAAACAAGTTAAGGGAAGATCAGATAGATTGATTGCAAGAATGGGACAAAATGATACTGGAACACAATTAGCTTCAGCACAATCTACATCAGATAGTTTGGGTAGTAGTGGAGGAGGAGGTGTCATTATAGCACCTAACAATGTCACCAATTCAACTACCAATTCAAGTCCTATGTATGCACATGAAACCACACATAGAGATACTGAAATGCTAAATAATACAGCTATCTTAGATGCATAAAAAAATAGTGGGGGAGAACCCCCCACTACTCAAGTCTTATTCAGAATCAGCTAACTTCTTAAAGTAATCTAAAGAACTGTCTGAATCTGAGGAGGTAGTAACAGTTTCTTCATTATTACTTTCTTCAATCGTTTCAAATCCTGATCCACCACCAACTACAGTATTAAATCTTGCTTCAAGTTCCTGATAGGACTTAAAACTTGACGGATCAACTAACTCTTGTAACGAATGTTGCTGTTTCCAAACTTCTTCAAGGTCTGCATCTTTGCCATCACAAAGTGGTGTAACGGATGCAAATTCTGATTTATCATAATTTGCAAAACCATCAACTTGACGCATCTTCATCTTGAAGTTTGCACCTTCCCAGAAGTCGAAAGGATTTAGGGGAGATTCATCTTTGAACTCAGGATTCATCACACTAGTAATCTTCTCAAAGATTTTCTTACCGTAACGAAATAAAAATACCTTTCCCTCATTCCCTGCATTGGCACTATCTTCCAATACTAAAATGTTAGAA